ATCACACTATACCCTAGCAGCTATGCGCCAACACAATCAGGACAGACTTCACAGTCAGAATACCAAAACACAGAGTTTGCAACCCAATTGGGGACTTATCTCGAAGTATCGGAACTCGGCGGTATGATTGACAGAAAAGCCAACTATGTTGTGGGGAAAGGATTTAAAGCAAAAAAAGCAATAAAAGAACTAATGAAAAGGTGGAGAGGTAACGGATTGGATTCCGCAAACCTGATATTCTATAATGCTGTAAAGACCTACACGCTCGGAGGAGATTTCTTTGCAGAGATTGTCAGGAACAAAAGAAACAAGATAACAAATTTAAAGCCACTCAACCCCAGCACAGTAAAGGTCAAGGCAAACACTAAAGGGATCATAACAAGTTATGAAGTGTTTCCCGTCTTGACAAAACCACAGGATGGCTCAAACGCAGCCATCAAAGTAGATGTAAAAGATATGTTTCATTTAGCTTACAACAGAATTGCAGACCAGATTCACGGACAGAGTGTTATTAAAAAACTAATGCCAATTATAGAAATGAGAAGGGAATCAATGCAAGACATTAGAGTAGTTTTCCACAGATACGTAAAGCCTTTGTTAATCTCTAGTGTAGATACTGACGACGCCACAGAGATTGCGAAATACAAAGCTAAGCTCGACAAAGCTATGGCAAAGGGGGAAAACCTTGTAGTGCCTAAAGGCACAGTTGATAATATCGAAAGAATCTCAATACCTCAGTTCAGCACCTTAGACCCTTTGCCTTGGTTACAACTTCTGCAAAATGAGTTTATAAAAGCAGAGGGAGTCCCAGCGATTGTGATAGCAGTCGGAGCAGAAAGCACAGAAGCAGAATCTAAAATCTTATACCTCGCTTGGCAACAGCTCGTAGAGTTTAACCAGATGTTTTTGGAAGAACAGATATACAACCAGCTCGGCTTGGAAGTAGAGTTTGAGTTCCCAGCAAGCATTGCCCCTGAACTGATAAAAGACGAGAAGAAAGACCCTAAACTGGATTCCAATAAAGTTGACCCGACAAAAGACCAAAAATGATAATTCAGGAAGTAACACAAATGGTTAGCACAGTTGGATTTCCAATCTGTATGGTTATTTATCTTGTTACAAGGTTTGAAAAAACCCTTGATAGGAACACAAAAGCAATCAATAATATTTCAGAAATAATAAAAAGGAGATGATAATATGACAGAAGAAAAAACAGAACCAACAGGAAAACCAAACGAAGAGGGAGAGCCAGGCCCAGCTGACCCAGTTGAGCCAACTGTCCCAGCGCCGGCAGTCCCACCAGAAGAGCCAGAAGTAAAATCACAAGTTCAGATAGCAAAAGAACTCGTCGATGAAATGAAGAAACAGAATGAGATTATGACTAACAATATAAAGAAAGCAGAGAAGCTGACAGCAGAGCAATTACTGGGCGGAAACATACCAGCAGGGACAGAAGCAAAAGAAATGACAGAAGACGATAAGAGCATCGAAGCCGCAAAGAAACTCTTAGAGGGAACAGGATTCGCAGAGCAACTATTCCCAGAGAAAAAGGAATGAATCCCAATATTGTTTATGTAAATAGAGACCATCTAGCAGGAGATATCTACGAAAAAGAATGTAGAGTCTGCAAAAAACAAAGGAAATTCTATGCAGGTACAGAAAGAGACAAGCAAAGTGTATGCGGAAATTGCTGGGTTTGGTAGAAACATTTATATATTAGTATAGCTATTGGGTTGTTTAGGTGATACTAAATGGCAGATGAAGCAGTTATAATCGAACTCTTAGGAAATGGCGGAGACCCAATACAGTATAATTGCGTTGACGCAGACGCATTCCCAAAAGGAACTATTCTAAAATTATCAGACAATAGAGAAGCTGACTTATCGTCAGCAGTAGGGGAAGTTTGCGCGGGTATTTGCGCTATGGAAAAAGTAGCAAGTGATGGAAGCACAACCGTTTCAGCTTATACTAATGGTATCTTTGATTTGTTAGAGGGAGAAGCTGCTGCAATAGCGATTGGTGTTCCTGTAAAGATTAGCACAGCCAACACTATTGAAGAAGCAGAAGCAGGAGACGCAGAGACAGGCGTATTATTCGGTCACGCCTTAGCGGCATTTGCAGGGTCTGATACTCAGAGTGTAAGGGTGTTGATATAAAATGGCAGATGTAGTTGAAGAACAGGATTTAAGGGCAAGTGCAGTTAGCAAGATTGTAACAGGCTTTGCTTTACAAGAATATAAGATGAAACAGCTCTGTATGATCCAATCATCTAATGCTTGGACAGAGCAATACTATGCTGAAACAGCAGCAGACCTCACAGCAGGCGGGGAAATCAATGTTAAAGGAGTTCCAAGACTGGCAAACTTTCCATATGGAGAGGTAAGCTGGACTTTAGAATCAGGAAGAAACATAAAGCACGCAATGGAAGGAGTGATTTCTTGGGAAGATGTTAAGACCAATGCGATTGATGTTATTGCAAGAACACTTTTGAGAATTGCGAGAGCAGTCGCAAAATCTGTCGATACAGTTATTACAGCGGCAGTATTAACCGCTGGAAATACACAGCCTGCCAATGCAACGTGGGACAATGCAGTAATTGCAGACAGAGACCCAATCCAAGACATACTAAATGCTAAAGCATTGATTGCGATAGACAATTATAACCCTGACAAGAACGGATATTTATTAGTTCATCCTACAGGATTGTCTCATCTTCTTGGAAATGCCAATGTCAGAAATGCAGGGCAGTTCTATACTGATGATGTAACAAGGAATGGAGTTGTAGGCAAGATTTTAGGCTTGACGATAATCTCCTCAAATTCAGTAACAGACGGCGGGGCGCAAGTTGTCATCGGAAAAGAAGCAATGACTTGGAAATCAATTGTAGATTTAACAGTTCAGACCATCTATGACCCAGGTATCAAATACACTATAAGGGCATTTGAAGTGGGACAGATTCAGGTCATAAATGCAGACGCAATGTGTAAGATAACAGGAGTTTAAATGACAGCAGCAGCATTATTATATCAGGGAGCTGTAACTGATACAGCAGCTATTATAACAGCTTGTGGAACAAATGCGGCTTCAACTTTGATAGTTATTCCAGCAGCGTCTGGCTTGGAAGTTGATATTTATCTGCAGGGGAGTCCTTAAAAATGTCTAAAGAAAATAGGAAAAGAATGTATGACCAGCTTGTAGCTGAAAACAGACTATCTCAGGATGATGGCTCACTCGTTAAAGAGTTTGGAGAGCCAAAGAAACAGCCAAAGGGAAAACCAATAGACCATACAAAGGAATTTCTAAAAGAAAAGAAACCAGAGGTATAAAATGGCAGCAGAAGTAATCAAAGCATTAAGCGTAAAAGAACTTCATATAGAAACTGGAAGCATACACGTTCCCTCTTTGACAGCCAACGCCACAGCAACTGTAACTATTTCAGCCGTAGCACCAGCAGCAGTCACAACAGCAACAATTTCAGCTTGGATGGAAATTGATGTAAATGGAACAAAATATTATATCCCTTGCTGGACATAGGAAGATTTATATATTTCTTTTTCTTTATACTCTTTATGGTTAATTTAAGGAGCGTTTCAAAAGCATTTGCAGGGAAACCAACGCAAAAGGCAACACAAAAAGGCAACGCTGGTTTTGATAATGCTCGGGAAAATATTGATCCTCACATCAAAACAAAAGTTGTTTCTACAAAAGAACTAACACTAAGCGATGGCTCCGCAGCTGGTTACGTTCAGAATGGAGCTGATGGAAAATTGACAGGAGGTCATTCTGTCTCTGCTGGACTCTGGGAAGTTGATGGGACAGAAACACAATTAATAACTGCTGATGAAATAGATATGCAGTCAAAGAAAATAATAAATGTAACAGACCCAACAGCAAATCAAGAAGCAGCTACTAAGAAATATGTTGATGATGAAGTGGCGTCTGTTGATTTATCTGGATTAGTTCCTTATACTGGGGCTACTGCTGCTGTGGATTTAGGTGCAAATAACTTAACTGTTGTTGGTGATGTTTATGCAGGGACGACCTATTATATTAACCCTACAGGCACAGATGACGGCACAGCAATAAATACTTTAATCACCGCTGCTTCTTCAGGCGATACTATTATCTTACAGGCAGGAACTTTTGCTATAGACACAACTATCCAAATTAATAAAGCACTTACTATTAAAGGCAATAGACAAGCAATCCTAAAAGCAGACGATAACCTTGATACTTATATAATTTCGATAACTGCTGATGGAGATTACACAACTTTAGAAGGTTTTAAAATAGATGGTAATTCTGCTAATGTTGCTACTGGTGATGCTATTAAGGTATATTCAGGTGGTGATTGGGTAACTGTAAAAGATTTATTAGTTTCTAATTATAAAGGTTCTGGATTTATTTGTTATGCAAATTATCCTGAAATTATAAATTCACAATTTATTAATGGAGCTGGTGGGAGAGGAGTTTATCTTGCGGGAAATTGTCTTTATAGTAGAGTTATAGGCAATTATTTTAATGTAAAAAATTATGCTGTTACTTCTCACAGAGGAAATCATTTAGTTTTAGCAAATAACCAAATGATAAATTGTAAATATGGTACAGAGCTTGAGTGTGATTATGGAACAATTATTGGAAATATAATAAAAGATGTTGGGAGTTCTGGGACAGCAGGATTTATAATTTCTGGAGACCATAATACAGTAACTGGTAATTCAATGTTTTCAGGCAATGATGCTGGAATAAGAGTTAGTGGGGATGATAATGTTATCTCAAATAATATGTATGAGGGTAATACAGATGGTGCTTGGATAGATACAGGTTCAAACAATATTATTGATGATGTAGACCAAAGTGAAAATAGATATATCAGTAATAATCTAGGAATAGGGACAACAACACCTTCTAGTAAGTTGGAAGTTAATGGTGCAATATCATCAGGAACAGCAACACTAACAGCAAGCTCAGATGATTATGATGTTTCAGGAATTAACACTTTATTTATAGCTCCAGCTTCCGCCAATGTTATTTTGGGGGGATTAAAAGGGGGAATTGCAGGCCAATTCTTATTTATAGCAATTACAGGGATTTCATATACAACAACTTTAGAAAATCAAGAAGGAGAAGGAACGCAAGATATATACTTATGTGATGAGTCAGATGACACTTTAGATGATTATGGCGGATGGACTTTAGTCTGTGATGGAACTAATTGGTATGATGTAAGCCACGCAAAACACGTTTAATCATTACTACTACTAACACCTATATTCTTTTTGCAAGTTTTCGCATATTCTTATAATTCTAGAAGGGTATATTAGTCTGCTATCTAATTCCATTAAAGATAGACCCATCTAATATTTAAACCTTTAGATTATTAAAAGTATAGTTTACAGCATATACAACATAATGACTAAATGTTTATATAGTAGTAGTAGTAACTATAAAGCTATGGCGGAAGTAGAGAATATAAAACAATACATCAAAAGCAGAAAACAAGACCTCAAGGTTTCTGAAGCAAGGATATTGGTGTATCTTAATCAAGCCGACGGAAGACTAAGAACTTTGTTAAAGATATCGAGCAAACTTGATATTGATTACTCTTATGCAAATAAGATCATAAGCGTAATGATTGACAAGAAATGGATATATAAAGAGCGGGGAACTTTGAGGTCTTACTATCACATTTCTGTAAACGCACCATTGAATGAAGCTAAACAGGTGTTGATGAAATGAGAGAAACAATCAAACTGGAAAAGAAGGTGGTAAAAAATGAAGTTTTGTAATGTATGTCATAGAGTTTATGAAAATAAGTTTAAGAAATGTAGTCGTTGTAAGAATAAATTAATT